GCCAGTATCCCGTCCCCACCGCTGACGTGGTGTATGACACACCTGTTGTTATTTTTTCCATCTGATGTATGTCTCCGTCACCACCGACAGAAAATGAAAGTAAAGAAAAACAAAAAAGCCGCCAGTGTCACCCACTGACGGACAACGCCGGGAGCCGTGATTATGGCATTCAGGCTCTGCTAAAAATGCCAGATAACATTCCGGCCTCCCCCGATTCAGGTTATAAATGACACAATATCTTGACAACATCCGTCACTGTCTGTCAGAAAATGTACTGCCATATAGAAGCAACATGTGAAGTACATCTATCCTTTTGAGCCAGCACCTCTCCACCGAAAGTCAGTGCTGGCTGTTTTTTTCCTTAATAAGGCATCTGTAACTGAAACAATCCGCATATTGATAATATATTGACAGGCATCATTGCTGTCTGTGAAAAATAAGTCTCTACAAACATATAAGGCCTTTTAGCCAGCGTCTTCTTTTTCAGGTCAGTCGCTGGCTTTTTTTATTATGCTGCCGGTGCATTTATCTCCAGCATCAGACTTTCTATCTCAACGCCATACGCTGCATTTTTTGTAACATCCGTCAGCGTCAGCGCATTCAGTCCCAGTGTCAGACTGTCTTTTATAACCTGGAATGCCGGGCCAGCCACTCCATTCAGTTTCGGAGTAACCGTGGCACTGCCGGCGGTGAACACCAGCTCCAGCGTCTGCCAGTCGTTACCGTAATCGCCGAACTCCCCCAGCTTCGTGTTTCCGGCTTTCCTGTGATGCATCAGATTCACTCTGCCGTCAGTGGTCTGAGTGAAGTACGACATCAGGAACGGATTACCGGTACCCGTCATCGCCACACCATCAGGAACGGGAGCATCCGTATACAGATAAATCCCCAGCCCGAACTGATTGTTGGTCAGTGCGCCTGACAGGCGGAACTTACAGGTCAGTCTGCCGCCCTGTGTCAGCAGGGTAATTGCGTCATCCACCGGATGCGTCAGGGACCAGGTTTTATTGCTCTGCTTGGTGATCTTAAATACACCATCTGACAACTGAATTCCGCCATCCTTAATGCTCCAGCCCTGCGCAGCAGCCTCTCCGGCTGCCGGCAGCAGGGAGATTGTGCGAACGGACGTATCTGCAGACGGACCCGATGGCGTGTTGCCGCCGGGCGAGGGTTTGATTTCCGGTGCCTTACCACTGATGAAGGCTGAGGTGCGCCCGGCTGCGTTCAGAATAGCGGTTGCCAGACGATCCGGAATAATGCTCCTGCGCGCCCATGAACTGAAATGTGTCGGGCGGTTTGATGATACCTGGTTTCCATTCGTTCTCGATGCCGCACCGTAATATCCTGATGCCGGAATATCCGGATCTTCTGCCGGCGCGTTAGTGGCGGTATTGACGCCGTTACCGTCTGTCATGAAGGGCACAAAATAAACGCCCTCACTCTCCCTGTTTTTATACCCGCCGTACACGGTGTCGTACTGGGTAGCGTATGTATTTTTCCAGTAATACGTCGTGTCACCACAAATCCACGGCACATCTGCAGCGCTGCCACCATGGCACTGCGCGTTAAACACGGAGAGGTCAGCACGAAACTGTGTCAGCATGGCTGTAAACAGCGCAGGTTGCTGTGCGTGGGTGGCGGCACTCATGTCAAACTCACCCTGCATCCAGCAGACGGCCAGCAGAACGTTTTTGGGATTTTTCTGCAATGCCGCTTTTGTGCGGGAAATCAGATCCTGATATAACGGCTTGCCCACCCCCCAGCGTGCCGAATCCTGACTGGCCCCCGTGGACTCGCTGAATGTCCCCTCCGCGCCCTGGGTAAATGCCGAACCACCACGACAGCATGGTACCAGCAGGATCCCCGCGTTATTCGGGATATACGGGAGCAGTTTTTTGGCAATATGTAAACCCTGGCCGACACAGCCGTACTGCCCTTTGCTCAGGTCAGCCCTCGGATGATTCAGCGTACTCATATCCTGCACATCATGCAGACAGTGGTCAGCCGGAATAATATCGTTATATCTGCAGGCAGCCCCGCCCGGCGTCACTGTACTGCGGCGCGCCAGCTGTTTAATGCGCGGATCCGGAGCATCGTATGAATCCGGCAGCGGAAGCCCTTCACCGTAAGCCATGGCATTGGACTGCCCGGCCAGTACGATGACGTAGTACCAATCCGGCTCAGATGAAGGGCCGACCTGTGGCTCTCCTTCAATAGCCACCGCCTGCATCAGTGTGTACGGCGTAATGGCAACCGGTCCGCCGTATGGCTGCCAGCCCTCTTTCAGTTTGTGTGTCAGCTTTTCCGCAAGGTCTGACGGCGACGCCGCCCTGACAACATCGTAATGTTTAATCGACATCGAATTTCTCCCGTGTACAGGAACAGAGTTAAAAAGCCGGAACCGGAATCAAATCACAGGATGACCATCTGCCAGTGGCAGGTCATAAAAAAAAGCTGCGCAATGCGCAGCCAGAACTCACAAGGAAAATGATAAAAGGAATAACACTAGTGATGTACGCATGGCGCCTCCCGCTAAGTTCTGCAATGATCAAACAGAACTCGCTACGTGCCCTTAAAACTCGATCATTTAGCCCCTCCAAGGAGGATTCACCATGCGGTTGGTTTTTTAATAAACAGTAAACAAAAAAGTCAAGAATTATTCATTCTGTTCTTTCATCATCGGCCACAGCAATACCACAATGCCGCAGACCAGAGCGCCATCAGTCAGTACCAACATTATCCTGCTGGTGAAATCCATCATCACCATCACTAAAAGCAGGATCACAACAGCAAGCAGACACAGTTTATAAAACAATGTTCAGAAAACGCATTCAGCATGCCTAAGGTTCTATTCCTACGAATAGCCAACTTGCAACTTAAAATATTATTTATGCAGCCAATTAAATTCTGGTCCTTACAATATCAACCTGAAGATTCTTATCTTGTGCTGATTGATAAATGACAAACCTTTTACTACCTGCATTGAAAGAAGTAGACAAAACCAGACAATTATCATAACGAGCAAGAACATAATACCAACCATCATTATAATTAATCATTTCATATTCTTTCTTAAACTGTGGTTTGTAATATCCTGTCAGAAATGAAAAAAGCCAGAAATATGCCACAAAAGCAATCATCACAATCTCAAAAAAATGTTTTTTATAAATGGCTTATCATAGAAGCATGATACCGATAAAAATCGCCCATAAGATCTTATCGAAATTGTAACCGCCAGCGCAATCGCTGCTGACAGTAGCAAAAGAGGTACCTGAATCTTCTGTCTCAATATAGAAAACTCAATAATTGCCGGCACAAACAATAATTCCACAGCAAAATAAAGGCGAAATACATTTAGCTCTTGCATAGAATGTTTTCTTTTCACTGCGAAAAAGAATACAACACCAATCCCCCAACCGATAAGAAATATAGCAATGACGATAACTGCAAAAAATAAACTTCTGGCAACATCATCAACACCTGCACCTACAATCCACCATGGGAAGCCGTAGTAAAAAGAAGTACCCCATCCATAGAAATAAGCACTCCCCCATCCAAGGCATCCCATGTAGGCAATAAAAAGTGAAGAACTCCTGAGCAGCGCACCATCCTTCATAACCACCCCAATACAAGATGATAACATTGGCTTACAACTCATAACAAAAGCAATTCAATGCCGTCAAGAGGTTACAGGCTAAAAAAACTCTATTACATTGCAGTCAGCATGTTTACTACACAAATACAATTCAGAGCATAAAAACTACTCGGCGGCAGGTTATTGAGACTCATCAATGACATGTAAAAAACGCCCATTATTGGTGTCAAGTTTCCCCAAAGTTATTCAAAAAGTCAATATTATGCCGTTAATATGTTGCCATCCGTGGCAATCATGGCGCTAACGTGTGATCGCATTCAAAATGTTGTCTGCGATTGACTCTTCCTTGTGGCATTGCACAACCAGAGCGTCATACAGCGGCTTAACAGTGCGTGACCAGGTGGGTTGGGTAAGGTTTGGGATTAGCATCGTCACAGCGCGATATGCGGCGCTTGCTGGCATTCTTGAATAACCGACGCCTTTACATCTTCCGCACTCTTTCTCAGCAACTATCCCCCACTGCTCTGTTTTGGCTATATCAACCGCACGGCCTGTACCGTGGCAATCTCGGCATCTTGCGCCCGGCGTAGCGGCACTACGGCAATAATCCGCATAAGCGAATGTTGCGAGCACTTGCAGTACCTTTGCCTTAGTATTTCCTTCAAGCTTTGCCACGCCACGGTATTTCCCCGATACCTTGTGTGCAAATTGCATCAGATAGTTGATAGCCTTTTGTTTGTCGTTCTGGCTGAGTTCGTGCTTACCACAGAATACAGCCATTCCGAATCCGGCTTGTGATTGCGCCATCCCCATAGCAGCCATCACATCAGTACCGGAAAGAGAGTCAGAAGCCGTGGCCCGTGGTGAGTCGCTCATCATCGGGCTTTTTGGCGAATGAAATTTAGCTATGCTTTCGAGTCTCATGCGCCTTCTCCCTGTACCTGAATCAATGTGAGGTTTCCGCAGAACACTGCGCCAGTATCGATATACATCTGGTTGGCAAATTTGAGTGGTTTCACTGCTGGCGTATGACCAAAGATGAACGTGTCCGCGCCTTTGATTTCTTTCACGATCCCGTCTTGTGAGTTGCTGATTCGTTCGCGGTTCCAGATTACCTGCTGATGATCAACTGGCTTTCCAAACTCGTATTTATCACAAGGATAATCGGCGTGGCAGATGACATATTTTTTTCCTTTACTCACCAGTTCGATGATTAACGGAAGTTCATCTGCTTTATGGGCAAGAGCTTTAGCCAGAATTTCTTTGTCGTAATCGAGATTAAAGAACCAGCCACCGCCATTAAGCAGCCAGTGATTGACGTTTCCACGCTCTGATAAGCCATCAATCATCATGTGCTCATGGTTTCCACGTACAGCTCTGAACCAGGGGAATGTGATTAATTCCAGGCATTCTACGTTCTCTGTACCGCGATCAACCAAATCGCCCACCGAGATAAGCAGGTCTTTTTTGGTGTCGAATCCTATCGTCTCCAGTTTTTTCATCAGGTTCGTGTAGCATCCGTGCAGATCGCCAACTACCCAAATATTTCGGTATTTGCTGCCATCAATTCTTTCGTAGATATTCATGCAACCTCACTTCTGCTGTTTCGCAGTTTTTTAAGTTTCTGTTGATACTCCGCCTTGATGGCCCTGCACTCTTCGACAGTCCAGCGATAGCGGTTATGGTTTGATTCGATTTCCTCTACTGCTTCCTGCCCGATGCGGCTAATCAGTTCGACGCGATACGGAACGAGATTTCCGCTTTTGTGCTGGTTGCACACCACGCATTGCTTGTGAATATTGCGTTCATCAAATCGGAGTTGAGGCGCCGCAGCAGTTGTCCGGTAATGCCCGGCATCCCACTGAGCAGACGTGAGCGTTCCGCACGAGATACATGGTAAGTCGCGGTCTCTTTCTCTGATGAAGGCGTTTACGGCTTGTTGGGCTTGTTTAATCCAGTAACTGCGGGGCTTTAAGGCGAGTTTTCGAATCTTAAGTTTATCTTTCTGTTTCTGCTCCTCTCGTCGTCGTTTCTTCTCTGCTGCCTTTTCCGCTTTTTCGCGTTCTTTGCTTCGTCGTTCGAGTGCTATCTTGGTTCCACACTCTGGAGAGCACCACCACTGATTGGCGAATGCAGGGTGAAACCATTCCCGACATTCATCGTTTTTACATCGTCTTCGCGCTGGTTTAGCCATCGTCTTCTTCCTCGTGCATCGAGCTATTCGGATCGCTCATCAATTCTGCGCAGCAGTGCTCACACACATGAACTTCCAGCACATGCAGCTTCTGACCGCAGTTAGCGCACGTTAAAGCTCGCTCGACACTTCCTTGTTCGTAACTTCGATTTTGGTCAATCACCTTGTTTTCCTCGCACGTTCTCTAAGCCACCGGATATCCCACAGGTGAGCCGTGTAGTTGAAGGTTTTTACGTCAGATTCTTTTGGGATTGGCTTGGATTTATTTCTGGAGCGTTTCGTTGGAAGGTATTTGCAGTTTTCGCAGATTATGTCGGTGATACTTCGTCGCTGTCGTCTCATTCGTACCTCCTGTCGGTAAATCTGACACCCTGACCAATAGCCCAGGCTGTCGTGTACTCAATCAGGCTTGCCATGCGCTTCACGCTCATCTGTGCGCTACTTTCGCGAATGTTGACGTATTCTCCTTCAAGGCCTAGCAAAACATCAGCTTCCTGTTTTGTTGCCACTGCATGACCGCTGATCAACAAAACCTTCCATTGTTCTGGTTTTAACCATTTATCGCACCATTGAACCTGACGTGCGATATCCGCCAGCATCGCGTGAAATTTTGCGTTCTGGTCAAGGTTGCGCTTGTAGTCAGTAATGCGGATGGTGACTGGCTTGTCTTTATCGAGAGGAGCTGAGAGGATGGCGTTGATTGCGGCTTGCTGTTGTTGCTTAGTTCGGAGGAAGATTGTTTGCTTCATCGTTACTCCTTCACTTTGACTTCAGCGGCTATGATGGCTTTCATCACTGCAATTACCGTTTTGTCCTTCCCATCCTCATGCCCCATCGCATAAGCGCCTTCTTCGCCACCTTTCCAAAAGTTGTCATTCGATTCGGGCCAGTCGATATCCAGTTCAATAGCTGCCCTTGATGCCTGCCATATCACCCAGGCAAACTCTTTTAACCCGTCGTCTTCCGTGAACGGGCTTTTGTATTTTGACCACCACTCTTCGAATTGTCGGTAGCTATCGTTCATTTCCCTCTCCCCCAAATAAAAAGGCCTGCGATTACCAGCAGACCTGTTACAAGCTCAGTGATGTAGATGGTCATCTTTTAACTCCATATACCGCCAATACCCGTTTCATCGCGGC